TTGACATAATGAAATCACAAATTGCACGGGAATATCGTTTGAAGTATCCAAATATGCCTACGCTAACCCTTGCACGGGTTGTGTATAAGGAAAACGTAGCAGCATTTAAAGACGTTGACGATGCACGAACATCACTAAGGTACATTGAGGGGAAGGCAGGCGCAAGGAATAAAAAATACTTAAAAGATAAATCTTTGATAATGGAACAACCCAGACCTTACAACCCTTACAAATTACCTGAATCAGATGAAACGAAATACGAACCTTACTACATTAAAGGCTCAAAGGTTTTAGGTATTCTTTCAGATGTTCACGTGCCTTATCATTCAATTGAAGCGTTAACGGTTGCGCTTGATGAATTTAAAAGGCAGGGAGTGGATACTGTTCTAATCAATGGTGACTTTTTAGACTTCCATACATTAAGCAGATTCCTAAAAGATCCACGTAAAAAGTCATTTGCTCATGAATTAGAAACGGCTAATCAGTTACTTGACATTATTTGTGAAATGTTTGGTAAGGTAGTTTTCAAACTTGGGAACCACGATGAACGATACGAGCATTTTTTAATGCACAAAGCACCCGAACTTTTAGGGGTTCGGGAGTTTCAACTTTCCTATTTACTAAAAGCGCATGATCGTAAAATGGATGTGGTGGCGGATAAGCGGATCATCAAAGCCAACAAGCTAAACATCATTCACGGCCACGAATACCCGTCTGTTTTCAGTCCGGTAAACATTGCAAGAGGACTTTATACAAAGGCGAAAGTGTGCGCTATACAAGGCCATAATCATCAGAGCAGTTCCCACACAGAAACTGACATGAACGGCGAAATAACTACCACATGGAGTATGGGTTGCTTATCTGAATTACACCCTGCTTATATGCCTTTAAACAGATGGAATCACGGGGCGGCGGTTGTACATTTAGATAGCGACGGCATTACTTTTCATGTTGATAATTTCAGAATCAGAAAAGGTAAAAGGATATGAGCGAAGAACCTATCATACCCGAAAATGATTTACTACAAATAATTGATTCTAGCCTTTCCGTACTTGCAACGCTCTTTGATATTAAGAGCGAACCTACCTATCCGGATGAAACAGACGACATCAACACGGTCAAAAAGAACACGTCTAGAATCATCTACGCTGCTCAGCGAAAACTACTCAAACAGATAAAAGAGGGGTAATACAAAAAAGAAACGAAAGAAAAAAATTTATTTTCTGTTCTGTTTATATCTTTTTGTTCTATCTTTGATTTATCAAAAACAAAAAGCCATGACACCAATTTACAAATCAAAAAAAGTAAACTCAATCAACACCATAACCTGCGAGATCGATGAAACTTTTATGGGCAACTTTTCAGTAGTAATTTACGATGAAGAGGGTGGCATATTTATAGAAGAGTTTGCCAATACATATTTTAAAGCAACTGAAATAGCGGATAAATTATTTTCAGAAGTTTGTAACAAATATTAAACCAACGGGGCTTCGGCCCCTTAAATTTCAAACCATGAAACAAACAATCATCTGGCTATTAATAGCCTTAGCTATGTGCCTTGCAGATAATTTCTAAGCCAATAAATTTAAAACCATGACAATTAAAATCGGAATTGCAGCATCAAGAGCTGACCTTGTTGAATCAGAATTAAGAAATTTCACTTTCACGAAATCTGAAGCCATTAATGTTCACAATTGTTACATTTTTACAATCGAATGTAATGAAGTTGAATTACCAAGGTTGTGTGCGGCTTTCCTGTATGCAGGAATTGATGCCGGGCGAAGATACTTTCAACCAATTTAAAAAATAAAAACCATGCAAAAGACAAACACAGTATTCCTGCCACCGGGCGCAAAGGAAGCAATCGAAAACGAATTTTCAAACTTACACCCGATCAATAAAGAAATAGTGCTTCATATTGAACCTTCACGGTTAAATTCAAGCATAGCGGTAACCATAACTTACCCGTCTGAATTCGAATCACTTGTTTTATTTCGGTTGTTTTATGCCGGACTTAACTTTGCAAAACCAAATTTATGATTTTAATCCCTACATTCCTAACCATTCTGCTAATCATTTGGGTTGTCAAAATCTACCGATCAGAGGTTAGATACGCAAAAGACATTCACAATTATAAAACCAAAAAACAAAAGTACAATGCCTAATTACCTAATTTCACTTATCGGCATGGCAGCCATTGTAACAGTATCAGCCGTTATTTGCGGCTATTTAATGCACTTAAACGATAAAGACCATGAAGAAAACATTTAACACATCATTTGAGTTAATCAACAAGGTACTCGATGAATCGGTCACAATTCAGTATTCAGCAACCTTCCTTATTTCTCCGGAAACAAAATCAGAGCCTGAAGATTGGGAGTTGATAAGTCACGACTTCGAGGCTGAATACTTCCCGAAATGGGCGTCGAGAGAACTAATTGATGATAAAGTAAAGGATCATATTTTTACTTATTTGGGCGGCAAAAATCCGAATCATCCTATATTCATTTAAAAAACAGGAGGTAACCATGAAGTAGCTAATCAATCGTTCATCCTTGACCATTAGCCAGAGGTCGTAAATCTGAAGGCTAAACCCCCGTAGGACGTTTTATAACCGTGATGTGAGGGAAAAAACGGGTTACACCTGCGGGGGTTTTTTAACTAACTAAAATTTAATACCATGTATAAAATATCAATAGCGAACGGAATTTGGCACGTCTATTCCGGTTATTTATTTGAAAATGAATTTGTTTACGATGAAGTTGTTTTTTCAGGAACTATATCAGATTGTTATGCCTATATTCAAGCGCAAAAAGAGGGGTACTTATCATGAACTATCTACAAGCCGCAGATTTAATTTGCTCAAAATACAATCTAAGACTTTCCCGGCATCATTTGACTGAATTGCGTGGAATCATTAAATCCGTCGCAAAGGTTGAAAAAAAGATTATTATAAAGCAAACCCCACCTCAAAAGACATTCGATCTTAAAGAGGAGTTTAAGGCCATTTGTGAGATTTACGGATTGACGCCTGATGAGGGGAAAATGAATTGCGGAAAGCCGATCTATGTGCGTTGCAGGGTTCATTTTGTCCGTCACGTGTACCTTAATAATTACATTGTGACTACGGTGCAACTGGCAAAGTTCTTGAACGTGCATCATTCAACAATTATTTTTTACCGGGATCAGTCGAAAGTCGATGTACCGATCCCGCCGTTTAATTTTAAATTTAAGAAGAAATGAAACACGGTTCTTTATTTTCCAGAATTGGAGGTTTTGATTTAGCAGCCGAATGGATGGGATGGGAAAATATTTTCCATTGCGAATGGAATCCTTTCGGACAAAAAGTATTAAAACATTATTGGCCTAATTCAATCAGTTACAATGACATCACAAAAACAGACTTTACTATTCACAGAGGACAAATCGACATCATCACAGGTGGGTTCCCGTGCCAGCCTTACTCAATGGCAGGAAAGCGAAAAGGAAAAGACGATGAACGCCACTTGTGGCCCGAAATGCTTAGAGCAATTAGAGAAATTCAACCACGTTGGATCGTGGGCGAAAATGTTCTCGGCCTTGTTAATTGGTCAGGAGGGTTGGTTTTCGAAGAGGTGCAAGCTGACTTGGAAGCTGAAGGGTACGAAGTCCAACCGTATGTACTTCCAGCTGCGGCCGTTAACGCTCCCCACAGAAGGGACAGAGTTTGGTTTGTTGCCTACGCCAAGTTGTATGCAAATGGATTACGAACCAAAAGAGGGATGGACTTGGGAGGGAAATTATTGGAGAGACCAAAATGGGAAGAAAAAACAAACGGATTTAACAACATCAGTAAAAATGAACGGCCTACTCCCCACCCCAACTGCAATGGACTCGACCAATGCAACGGCAACGATGAAGAGCAGCCAGGTGAAGGAGGGGAGTATGCACTCAGTAACGCTGACACGGGCAATGAGTATGGGGATGCTGCCGACACCGAGAACATCGGACGAACGGATGCATTGGAAAACGGAGAACTGGAAAGGGGACGATTTGGGCAGTCATATAAACGAGGTACTTGGGACACGTTCCCATCTCAATCCCCAATTTGTTCTCGAAATGATGGGCTTCCCTCCCGACTGGACGGAATTACCTTTTCTAAATGGCGAAACGAATCAATCAAAGCAGCCGGAAACGCCATAGTGCCACAAGTAGTATTACAAATTTTAAAATCAATAGAACAGTATGACACCGCAACAAAGACAACAACTAACTAAACTGGCACCAACGAACCCGACGATACAGGAAGCACAAGCCCTTACCGGGTTATCTTACCAAAACGTGTACAACTTCCTAAAAAGAAACGGGTATAAGTACACCAAATTCAGGGGAAAGAAAGTAGTAAAAGAAATTCAACCAACGGCTTTATTCACTTGGGAACTGGCTAAAAGATTGGATTTTGCGTATAGTTAAAATAATTGAAACGAGGTTAAAGAATAACACTATCAGCATCCGTCAACACCAAAACCTCAAATCCTTTTGCCCTTAGTTCTTCATGCCTGTATAATTGCAAAGGAGTTGGTACTTTACCGGGTTGCTTAACCTCAACAAATATAGTTTTCCCCGATTTCAAACACATGAGATCGGGGATTCCATTTGTATTGGTTTTGATTAATTTGACAACGAGCCACCCGGCACGCTCAAACTTCGCTTTTATTTTTGATTGGATTTTTGATTCCATTCTGTGAAATATGAAAGTGTAAAATCTTGTTTGTCCTGAACCTTACTGTAAATTTCCTGCTCAATACCACCGTCCGCAAATATCCAGTACACCTTCGCAGGGGTTGTTCTTTCTTTACTCATTAATCGGTTACGGGCTTGAATATAACTGACCGCCGAGAAGTCAATATTAAGCATCACAAGAGCGTCTGCCGTGCTTAGGTTAATGCCTTCCCTCCCGGATTGGATTTGTGAAATGAAAACCTTATCCGTCGACTGATTGAATACTTCGGGATCGGTCGTAAGTTTGTCATACCCATACGCCCAAATTAACTGGCTTTCCTCCGCATTGAATTTGTAGAAAATAGCAATCTTTTTGTTTCTAAACAGGTCTTGAATGAGTTTGATTTTCGTATTGTCAAATGCCACACCGTCACCGCTTTCATCAATTACCGTTCCTGAGTAGATTTGATGCAATTTGTTCATCAACTTGACCTCCGTATCCGCAAGTATTACGTTGCCGTTTTTACCTGTAAAAACTCTGTCTTTGCGTAATTTGTCCGCTAAAAAATAAGTTGAAGGCTGCATCTTCACGGGTATAATTTCATCTTGAACCTCTGTTTTAAAACCCGCTTGTTCTTGTGTATAGCTAATGAACAGATGCTTTGTTTCTTTGTCTATCATGATTTTATTCGCTTGTTTGTAATCGTTAATTGCCATGCCGTGTAAATACTTTTTTCGGATGTTTACATACCCAGCGTTGGCCCATTGGTAAAAGTTCTTATATTCTTTGAAAGGCGAAAAGGAACTGACAAAAAGTTGATGGTATATCTGACTGTAACTTTCAGGCGTAGGTGTACCGCTTAAAAATATAACAGGTTTGTTCTTGCAGATTTCTTTCAATCGTTTGGTGCGGACCGATGGCTTCGGGAAGGCTCCCAAACAATGCGCCTCGTCGCAAATTATTATATCCGGGTTACTGTCGTAATTATGCAACTGCTCGTAATTGACAACCGCCAGTACGCTCTTGCCCTCAATGTGCGCATGGTCGCTTAGGATGCTGCTAATGGCTTTCTTTTTGGTTACGAATAGTATTTCCTTTGCGCCGTAGCGAACCGCCGCCGTAAGGCTTGTAATGGTCTTTCCCGTTCTTACTTGCATCGACAAATAAGCAATGCCGTAAGCCTTTAAAAGCTTGACGGCATCGTTGGCGATTTGATCTTGATATGTGCGAAGGGTCATTTGTGAAATTAAGCAGCCGAACATTTACGCCCGGCTGCATGGGTTAATTAAAACGGCGCATCATCATCGTTCGCCAAGTCCGCAACGGGAGCGGCTGCAAGTGGTAATGCCTTCCAAAATTGTTCAAAGTATTCAAGTTGCTTCGTGTTATCGTACACGTCTTGCCCTTTGATTTTTACCTTTTCCAATGGTGGCAGATCGCCTTGATTGTCTTTGTTCCATTTCCATTTTAAAGCCTTGCCATGTTGGCTTACAAAGATAGTCGTCTGCGGTTTGCCGTTGTCGCCTGTTTTGGAAATTGCAACAAGCCGCACGTTTTGCGTAATGTCAGCATTTGCAACGGCGTTGGTTAACCCCCGGAAATATCCAGAATCCGTGCGGACTTGCACAAGGAACCGTTCGCCGTTGTCATCAAGTGTTAAAAGCAACTTGCGGAACTTCGTGCCGTTGTACTCATCATCTTTAAACTCTACGCCCGTAATAACCCCGTCAACTGCATCAAAGAGTTGAATGTTGCCGTCGGCGTTCTTCTTGGCAAATTTGCCGCTTTTCATGTTTAGGTAGGTAATACTACCTGCATTGTTTGATAAGCCCATATAATCCGGGTAACCGTCCCCCGGTGCGGTTAAAGTTTATGCGAAATTTGATACGTTAATTGTTTTGGTTTTTGCGTTCCATTTTCTGCCGTCCAGAGGTTTTTTGTAGCTTGAAATAACTCCCAGTCTTTACTCCATTCGTCTTTCGTTACCATTTGCCAACCGATACCCTGAATGGCGTCTTTCTTGCCCTCCGTCCGTGTTTTAGCATTGAGCCATAATATCGCAATTTGGTCAACCGCTACGTTCATAGTACGAAGGAGTTGCTCATACGCCGCCAACTGCAACCAGTAAGACGGGTATATTGCGTTTGATGTTTTGATGTCTAAAAGTATCCGGCGGCCTTGCATTTCAATAACCCGGTCGATCGTTCCAGCAAAGCCAAGTTCCTCACTAATTACATTTAACTCAATGGCTTTAACATCAAACTCAAATCGTTTGCGGAAATCCACATAACGCTCAAACATTGACCACTCATTTAGTTTGTAGTCAATTTTGCCAAATTCGTTAACTAAATTGACCTCTTCGCCTTTGTCAAACGATTCAGTTAACCCGTGGACGATGGAACCCCGCCGCCCGGCTTCGTCTCTTATTTCATCCGAATCTTTACCGTTGGTTTTTAACCATTCGAAGTACGCTGCGCCCTTTGGGTAAGCCTCCAAAATTGTGGTAACGGAAGGCACAAAACTTGTTTCCGTTGCATAAAACCTTGAATCAATAAAGGTTAACTGTTTGTTGTTGATTGTGTACATGGTAATAAATTTTATCAAAGGTAAAACATTTATTTTAAATAAAAAAATAATTCCTATATTTGTAAAAAATAATTTTAGTATGTTACAAAAAAGAAAAAGAGGTCGACCCAAAATGGCTGCCAAAGATAGGAGGATTCCTATTACAATTATGGTTCCCGCCGCCAAAGCTAAAGAACTCCGTATTTTATTCATTAAACTATCAAAAGAAAGCTAATGATTTTTAAAATAGAAAACGACTTAGTTTTCAATAGGAAAACTGGCGAACTTATTTTTGAACTGAATAAGTTACCAAAAGAAATTCAACTAAGTAAAGGAGAGTATGTTCATGATGTAAAGAAATTTGTACTATCTCATGTTGCTTACATTAATAATTACGGCAAAAGTAAAGTTTCACTTCCTTATTTAGACAGATTAATTAACCTTCAAAAATTACTCGATGAGCTTAGTGTATAAAATAAAAATGGTAACAAATGAACATCCGTTTAGGTCAGGTATTTACTGCGACCGATTTTCTAAAAAAGTTGTCCCTTCATTAACTGCATACTACAAAGGGAAAGACGATGATTACTTTTATTTTGAATCAATGGTTATTGCTAAATACTACGACAGAATAACAGGCGAAATATTAGAAGCATACGATCTTAATTCAGTTTATGCGCTGCCAAGGACAAACGAAATTAAAAATTATATTTTTCTAACGGGGGTGCTTTATAAATTAACTAACGACAAAATAACTAAGTTATGAATATTTACGACTACATAGAACAAGGGGAAATTATAGACAAAGCCTGTTTGATTGCTGCAAAGGAACTGATTGAAGCCGGGCACCATGTCGTTCCGCTTGACAAAGGAGAAAAGAAACCAACAAGCCGTATCAAAAGACTTGACGATATTGTTCGCAACCCGATCAACATCCAAAACTATGATTTCTTTTTTTCGCAAGATTGCGACATAGCTATCATGCTTCAAAGAGGTATGGAGGTTATCGACATAGACGAAAAAAACCTCAAAGGTATCACTCAGAAAATCCTCAATACAATAGAACTGGGATGGCCCGAACTTTACGAGAAACTTGTAATTTGCACAACCCCCTCCGGCGGTGCGCACATTGAATACTTTGCTGAAATTGTCGGCGGCGACCCGGTACTGGCAAGGGTTCAATCCTCACCACACCCCCTAACAGTTATTGAGCGAATAGATGAAACCAACAAGCGGTACATCAAGACTGCCCCGTCGGAAGGCTACTATTACACGCAAGGCAACCCATGTGACCTGCCAACACTCACAACTGAAGAACGTGGATGGCTTATGGCAGTTATGAAGTCCTACGATCAAACACCCGTTTACGAAGTCAAAAAGAAGGAACTCGCTCGTGAAGATTCGCCGTGGAAAGTTTTTAATAGTCAAAATAACTGGCGTTACATACTCGACGAATTAACCCAACGTAATTGGTCCGTAGTTATGGAACTTGGCGACAGGGTTGTCCTCAAAAGACCGGGCAGCACATCCCGACACTCAGGAAGCCTTTTCAAAGAATCAAATGTACTGTATCTGTTTAGTACTGGCAGCGAACTTGAAGGCGGCAAAGGTTATACCCCCTTCGGCATTTACGCTCACTTTTATCACGACGGCAATATTTACAATGCCTCAAAACAACTTGCATCCGAAGGCATTGGAATAAACGTAACAGACGAGGGGCAGTTTTGGAAGAAAGAAGGCAAACGCATCAAAATCAAATACACCGAACTTGCTGCATGGCTGCAATCAATAGGTTACCACTATTACGATAACCAACTTGTGCAAGTCATTCACAATAAAGTACGGATAGCGGAACAAGCCGACCTTGTGAAAGCCTTTGTAAATGAACTGGAGCCGGATGCCGTAGATGATCTGATTGAGAAAATACCCGTTATTTTTTCCGAAAGTGGTGGTTTGCTTACAGGACTTTTGCCGAAACTTGACAAAACCTTTGTAATTGATACCAAAAATGAAACGTGGTTTTTCTTTCTTAATTGCGCCGTGAAGGTAACCCCCACCACAATAGAGCCTGTTCTTTACAACGAAATAAACGGCTTAGTTTGGGAACAGAACATAATACAACGTAGATATGAGCCTGTGAGCGCATTAGGCTGCGACGCTGCCCGTTTCGTGGAAATATTGGGCGGTACTGAGGTTCCGGCGCTTGAGCAGCTTATAGGGTATAATTTGAGCCGATACAAAGACCCGTTAATTTCAAAGGCTACGGTTATAATGGAGGATGTATCGGCTGAATCGGAAGGTGAATCACAAGGGCGGTCTGGCAAGGGGGTACTTGTTAAGTTCATCGGGCAGTTCCGTAAGACTTCCTATGTCAACGGAAAGACAATGAACTTTTCGGACTCTTTCCTGTGGCAGTCGGTTCAAATGGATACCAACATTATTTTTATTGATGATGTTGAAAAGTCATTTAAGTTTACAAAATTGTTTAGTCAAATTACCGAAGGCATCGAAGTAAATGCAAAGAACCGGGATAAGATAATTATACCTTACGACCTTTCGCCAAAGATTATTATCACATCAAATTACGCCGTTGGTGAAATGGACGAAAGTACATACGACCGAAAATTTGAGTTTCCAGTAGTTAAACATTTTACATCAAATTACAAACCCGTTCAGCTATTTGGGAGGGCGTTTTTTATTGACTGGGATGCCTCAGAATGGGCGAAGTTCGATAATTACATGATCTCATGCAGTCAAAAGTATCTGTCTTTAAATGACCGTGGAACGATTACCGTTCGTACTACAAATTCAGTAGATCGTAACCTTGTGAACGATACAGACAAAGCCTTTGTTGAATACATGGATGATCAACTTGAGTTAAATTTCTTTGAATTTGCGCCGCAAGTCCTTAAAACAGAACGGGCAGAAATTGGCGGGAAACTTATCACAAATGCCGTTTCCGTCGCATCGTTCAGAACCAATCAGCACAACGTCGATTATTACATCATGGTCACTAAATCGACACTACTTGAAAAGGTGCATACGGTTTGTAACAATAAGAAAATAACGCAAACCCTTTTAACCCGTTGGCTTAAAAAATGGGCTGAAGTACGCAAGGTAACGGTTAACCTTTCGCATAAATCCGGTGGTACTGAAGGTAGGTTTTACAGGTTTGTTTCATGGCCGGAGGTTGAAAAGGAGGGCGAAAATGGGTATCCTGAAACCTGGGATTTCTAAAAATAAAGTTGGAAAGTGGGAAAAATGGGCAGTTTGTAGCTGCTCATTTTTTTTGCCCGTTCCGACTTTCCTACTTACGAATCAGTACTAACAACTGTAAGTTGGGAATGTTAAAATATTGATTTATACTCTATTATATTACTATTCCTACTTTCCTACTTATATTTAGTAATATTATAAGAAATAGTATAATAGTAATATAATGCATACGTAATACGTATGTATAATAGAGTAGAGAAAATATGTCGGAAACTGGGAATAGATTTTTTTTGTTCAAGTTGATTTTAACTTATTATTTTTGCTTATGCCGTGTGGGACTTGTAAATACTGGATTGCGATGGCCGAAAAGGTTAATTCAATAGCTGAAGGGGTACATACAAAATCCCGGTTAGGCATTTGCAGGAATCCAATAGTTAACGACATGGTATTTTCAGCGACTTATAACGGCGAAATAATAATTCTAAACAACAACGTAGAATTTGATGAACAATTCTCTTGCTCATTTGAAGAATCAAATACTAACTGATTTATTCAAATCGGAAAGGTTAAATGAAATGCTTCGCAAGTTTGACGCTGGAGCAGGGAATGATGACCTTAAAAGTGAATTGTTTTTAGTTCTTTGTAATCAACCTGAGAGCAAAATAATTGAACTGAATGAGAAAAATCAGTTAATGTTCTTTTGTACTGGAATAGTTCAAAGAATGATATTTCAGAACCGTTCAAAGTTTAGCCGGATGTATCGGAACTACTCAGTTGAGTTTAACGAAAACGATGAATCCGAATCCGAAGAATACGACTTTGAAAAAGATAAGTTGCTTGAACGGGTTGAGGGTAGCTTAGAAAATGATTTGCACTGGGTGGAACGATCAATGATTTCTTTGTATTTAGATAAGGGAAGTATGACCAAAATCAGCGAAGCGGTCAAAATACCCCTGAAACAAGTTGCAAAAATCATGAGTACTGCCAGGACTAAAATCGACAACGCAATAAACGGGAAGCTGAATGGAAGTTATGTAGTGGCTTCGATGGATATAATACTTGACGTAAGTGAATCCGTTACCCCTGAAAACATTAACGATATTTTAGAAGAAGCATGGGAGTATATCAATTACCGGATTAACGGTAACAAAGTACCTTCAAACGGGAACGATACCTTTGTGAAAGAAATCAAACCAATGAAACTAAAAAGGATAGTATGATTCTACTTATTCCAATTACGGCGGCTTTGTTTGCTTTTTACTTTATTGAAGTATTAAGAGTTCCTGAAAGGGTTAAATTCTTATACCGAAAACCTTTTAATTGCAATCTTTGTTTGTCTTTTTGGTTTGCTTTACTGTTATGGGTTACTCCTGAAATCATAACAAAAGTAATGTTTACTTGTTTATTCGCTTCAATACTATCAATATGGGCAACAAAGAAAAGTTCTTAAGTTTGGAACATGAATGGGGAACGGTCCGAATCGGATTTATTCGTGACCTTTCCCAAGAGTCTAAAAATGACATTGAGCGTATTTATAAAGAGGAGATTGATCAGAACTGGCTACCTAACAAATGGTGCAAGGCTTGTTACTTTGATGCAATAAGAAGATTAATAATTAAATTTGGTGTATGAAATTTATTCACCCGACGGCAATAATAGGCGAAAATGTAACCATTGAAGATGATGTGTACATCGGGCCTTATTGCGTTATCGGTATGCCTCCGGAGTGGAAAGGCAAAGAAACTGAAGCCAAAGGGGTGTACATTGGGAAAGGAACGAAGATCACAGGACTTGTATCTATTGATAGTGGAGGCGAAAATGTAACGTATATTGGTTCTAATTGTTACCTTATGAAACACTCGCACGTAGGACATGATGCAACCTTAAGAAATGGTGTTACTCTTTCATGTGGTGCAAAAATCGGAGGTCATTCTGAAATAGGCGAAGGAACAAATATAGGGTTAAATGCTTGTGTTCATCAAAGAGTTAAAGTACCACAAGGTTGCATGATCGGTATGGGTTCAGTTGTGACTAAAAAAACGGAATTGAAACCTAATTCTAAATACGCTGGAGTTCCGGCTAAATTCATAGGCAGCAATGATCGTATTTCTTAACTACCAACGAAAAGAACATACTCAGTTAGCCTTACAATCTATTGAAGGTTACGATACTTTTATAGTTGAAAAGTATGGCATTTCAGCAGCTATTAACGAAGGGTTAAAATACTACTTTGAAGATAAGAAACTTGACTTTGTTATTGTTTGCGCCAACGATATCGTAATGCCAAAAGGAAGTATAGATGCTTTGCTTCATGCTGCAAAGACGATACCCGAAACAGGCATTGCGGCGGTTTATTGTGTTGAATCACTACCAGAGCCAACGGAACTAAACGGGATTAAAGTTCATCCTTCGTGGGGCGTATTTGGTAATTTCATAGTAACCCGGAAAGCATTTGAAACGGTGGGGTATTTTAATTTAGATCAAGACCCTTACGGAATGCAGGATTCGGATTACTGTTACCGATTAACAAAATCAGGGTTTACGAATTACTACATTTCAGGATTTAAGGCAGATCACATAGGGCATGATGTAGGGAACGGTACTGAGTATAGAAAAATGAAAGATGAAGGGTTGAAGCGTTCAATAGATGGCTTCAGCGAATGGCAAAAGATATACGACAAAGGATTTGTCTATTTGTCTTATGAACAGTCAAAAAATATAATTGATAATCAGCAAATGTATGGCGAATAACTTTCGAGATATTAACCCTAATGAGTTACAAGACATGGCAGATGCCTATTGTGACTATTGTATTGAATCCACAAAGGAAGTACCAACGGTTAAAGGCCCTGTTCAAATTAAAGAAAGACATTTGCCTACTGTTTCTTATTTTTTGCTTCATTGGTTAAGAAGGCAGCACTTTGATTTTTATTGTCGGGATAATTGGTATAAGGCAATGAGAAGCGAAGAACATCCATTATTCTACACTATTAAAAGTATAGACGATCAATTTAAGGCACTTGCGGAGGATATCGTAGCGAATGAAGGCAAAGGGATATTCTACGCAAAGAATCGTTTAGGAATGAGCGACAAAGTAGATTCACGAAACGATACCACAAATAAAATCACGGTTGAATATGTTAGTCAGGCTCCCACAACTTCATCAGAACCAAGCTAAGGTAATATCCGAACGGCAAAGGTTCAACGTGCTTAACTGCGGGAGGCGTTGGGGTAAATCGAAGCTATCTATTAACCTACTTTGTGAAACGGCATTGCAGGGGCTTCCTGCGGGGTATTTTGCGCCTACGTATAAATTATTGGAGGGAACATTCAAAGAGTGTTTAACTGCTTTAGAACAGGTTGTAAAGCGGAAACATGATAATCAGTTCATAGAGATCATGACGGGAGGTGTTATTGAGTTTTGGAGTTTAGACAATCCTAATGCCGGGCGGTCACGGAAATATAAAACGGCTATTATTGATGAGGCGGCATTTGTCAAAGACTTATGGACGGCGTGGACGCAATCAATTAGACCTACCTTAACGGATTTAAAGGGGGATGCATGGTTTTTATCCACTCCGAAAGGGAAAAACGATTTTTACAAGTTGTTTATGAGAGGGGGTGCAGAACCTAACTGGGCGGCGTGGAAAATGCCAACGAGTTCAAATCCTTTTATTGATATTTCGGAAATTTGGGACGCTCAAAAAGATTTGCCGGAACTTGCATTCAGTCAGGAATACTTAGCTGAATTTAATGACAACGTGGCAAATCCTTTCGGGTTTCAGTTTATAAAGCAATGCACCATGCCGTTAAGTACGGAGCCTCCTGTTTGTTTTGGGGTTGACTTGGCGAAGTCTTTTGACTGGACTGTTATAATCGGATTAGATAAATTCGCTCAGGTATGCTATTTTGAGAGGTTTCAAAGAGATTGGAACATTACTAAGCAAACAATCTTACAGTTACCAAAAGCACCTATTAAAGTCGATTCTACGGGCGTTGGCGATCCTATTGTTGAAGATGTTCAAAGGTTAAGACCTAATGTATTTGGGTTTAAATATACCTCTCATTCTAAGCAACAGTTAATGGAGGGGTTGCAAGTTGCTATTCAACAAAGAAAGATCGGATTCCCGGAGGGTATTATAACGAATGAACTTGAATCTTTTGAATATGAAAGCACAAGAACAGGCGTTAGGTATAATGCACCAATAGGAATGCACGATGACTGTGTTAATGCCTTAGCATTAGCATGGGCGCAATATCAGGAACGGTCACACGATTTTAAGTATGTATTTGTATAAACTCTAAATATGAACTGGAACGAATTAACGGTTGAACAGTATCAAAGATTGTATAAGACAATCACAAGCGAAGGGAGGTCAAACCTTGATGTATTGGTTGAGGTTATAAGCACTTGTGAGGGTATTGCTGAAGATGAAATAGATTCGTGGCCCTTTGAAAAGTTAGTCCAAAAAGAAAAGGAATATTCTTTTTTGGAGGCATTGAACTTTGATAAGACGGCAAAGAATTATATCGACGCCAACGGTAAAAGATACTACTTTGTACACCAAATTGAAAAGATTCCGGCAGCAAGGTACATCGAAGTAAAGCATTTCGGGAAAGGCGATTTTATCGAGAATCTGCACACGTTAATGGCATCTTGTGTGCTTCCTATGAAGAAAGGTATTTTCGGGTGGAAGTTAGGCAAATACGATGCACGGAAGCATTCAGAGTACGCAAATGACTTGAAACAAGCGAAGTTTGTAGAGGTTTACAATTGCGTGGTTTTTTTTTATCTTGTCTTAAGCGGTTGGATCAGCAGTTCTCAGGACTATTTGAAGAACCAATTCCAAACGGTGATGACCCCGGAACAGTCGCAAATGGTAGTGGATCTTTTAGTGAGCATTACGGATGGATATACAGTACTAAACAAGTCGCAAAATTTGAAGGAATCAGTTTAGAACAGGCTTACGAATTAGACATTTTACAATATTTAAATGATTTAGTTTACATTAAAGCTGAAAAGAAAGAGGAAGAAAAGCAAATTGAAAAGTTAAAAAAATAGTTGTTCATGGTTTAGAAGTTCCCCTGCTTATTCTTAGGCGGGGGTTTTTGTTTTTCGGTATTTATGAACGTATGCCTACAATTCAACAAGCGCAAAGGAAAGCAGGGGCGGGGGTATTCGCAGGATTAGGCGAAGCGAAAGGCGATTCCGTGCAATTAAACACCGTAGAGGCTATGTTGGGCTTGTATGCTATGGAGTTTATAAGTAAGGCGCAAAAGAACCTAAAACAAGCGAATAAGATCAGCACAGGCGGGTTGAGTGAATCCATGCGCTTTGAGTCTACAGAAATGCCGGGAGGGTTGAGCCTTAAAATATTCGTGAATGATTATTACAAGTTTGTAGATGAAGGGGTGCAAGGTGCTGGACCTAAGTCAAAGAACAGGACTTCGCCGTACAAGTACAGGGATAAAATGCCGCCTATTATTGAGATCATGAAATGGATGCGAACAAATGTAAATGCAGCGGCTATTGACGATCAAAAGACTAAACTAAGCAAACTGCAAAAGAAAAGGAAGCGGTTAAAAGAAACGGTAAAAAGAGCCGATTCGATACGAAAAGTTGCGTTTATGTTCGCAAAGTCCATACAGATGAAAGGGTTTAAAAAGACGGGTTTTTGGTCACGCGCCTTTGATGAAAGTTTTAAAGACTTCGGGCCGAAAATGGCAGAAGCTATGGGGGCGGATATTAGGATAGATTTACGAAACATGATAAAAGAGGTTAAAAAATGATAAACATTTCAGGAACGCCGGGCGATTATAAGTCAGCACATGAGCCGTTATGGTTTGTAGTGGATTCAACCGATAAGAATACGGCGGGGTTTCAATATATCTTTGATGTGTACAAAGATTCTCAGTTATTAGCGAGAATTAAAAACACCCCTTACGGGGCGAACAAATACGGGGTTATCAATGTGAGTAATGTAGTGAGGTCAACTCTTTTAGATAACCCTTTTCAGTTAACGGATGTTAACGACTGGACGGCAAATGTCTACTCAGGCGCGGACTATTGGTTTACAGACTGTCGGGTTGAATTTGGTCAGGTTAGCGGCAATACGATAACGTACAACGATGCGAGTGCAAGCGTAAGGGCTTATAATACATACAACAGGGCAAAGATTAATTCAGTTACTTGGGATTTGGAAGATCAAATTAACGGTAATATAAGGCTATTAACAAACCGACCTACTGATAATAACTTTTACGAAGGTGAACCGATAATTTTAAGCGTTATACCGTTTGAAACGAATATCCAAAAGCGAATAAAAGTAAACGGAACGGTAATAGATACCAGTTCAATCGAAGGGGTTGATACATTTGGGTATTTTTCAATTAACGATCAAACACAAGACTTTCGATTTGAGGTTTACGATTTAGACAGTTCGGGCGTTTTAGGTACTTTGAACTTCCAAAAGAAATGCACTAAATACAAGCCATGGACTTTGGTATTTCTGAACGCTTATGGAGCATGGGATTCGTTTACTTTTGTTCATGGAGTTTTGACTATGGACAACGAAAAGAAAAAGTTTGAGCGTAATGCATGGCAGTTATCAGGGGGTAGTATGTCGGACTTTGCAGGGTTGGTTTACAACGAAGGATTTAAAACCTACGCATCGAACATTAAAACCAAAATGAAGCTAACATCTGATTTGTTGAATACAGATGAATATAAATGGTTAGCTGAATTAATTACTTCGCCGTTGGTTTATATTTATGATAAAGATAACGAACGGTTTTACCCCGTTCAAATTACGAACACAAATTACGAGTTCAAAGATTCGTTAATTAATAAGACGGAAGTTTTAGAAATCAATTTGGATGTTTACGACAATAACACACAGTACAGATGATCTATCAGTTATTCATAGAGGGAAAAGAAGCGGATATAAACGAACAGATAAGCGTTCAATTAACTTTAGCGATTGATGACATTAATAAATATGGCAGTCGGGATACTTCCTTTTCTAAGACTATTGTACTTCCCGGAACGAACGCAAACAACGCTATTTTCGGCAACATTGCGGAGTTAGGAAGTTCTAATCCATACGTGCAAGGCAGCCCGAATATAGGCGTTAATTTCAACGTGGCGCAAATTAGCCGTGCTGAGTTAAGATTGAACGGTTTGTTAATCTGTAAAGGGGTATTTCGGTTAACTGGGATTGTAAGGAATAAAAGTTTAGTTGAGTACGAAGGTTCTATTTTTGGGGAGTTGGGCGGGTTCATTGCGAACATCGGTAATAAGAAACTTGAGGATTTGGATTTTTCAGAGTACGATCACGAGTACAATACAACTAATATCAAAAACAGTTGGGATGCTATTAATGGAAGCGGTTATTATTACCCTTTGATAGATCACGGAACATATTCAACGGGCAAAGTAGATTACGATATTAAAACTTTTCGACCTGCTTTTTATGTTAAAGAGTACTTAGATAAGATTTTTCACAATGCAGGGTACACTTACGAAAGTGCTTTTTTGGATTCGGCATTGTTTCAAAAGTTGGTTATCCCGGCAAATGTCGCTAAGTTAAGACGCTATGAAAACAACTTTTTAAGCAGTTACCTTGCTGCTCCTGTTAGTGGTGATGCACGTGATCCCGACCCGTTCAATATTGAAAGTTTGGATTTAACACTTGCTGAAAATTACAAAGTAGATTTCACGGGCACTAACTCTTATCAATACACGGGCGATCCTGCAACCTTAGAGGTTAAAATAAAGATTTCAGGGCGGTTCATTTCACAAGAGAACACAAGCGGATTAGAGCAGCCGAGATTGTGGATAACTTCAAGTTTTCAAGATGATGAATTAATAAACGAAGAGTTAAAACCAACAAAGATTAGCGGCGGTTTCCCTAATCCAAATGTTTGGGATACTACGGAACAATCATTCACAATAGAAAATACGTGGAATGTCGAAGCTGCAACGCTTGACCTGTTTTCTGTTAATGCAACGGCGTACTTTGTATTTGCTGAAATTACCGAACTCACAATAACGGTTAAATCTTTGCTTCCTATTTTGACGGATATTCAGGAAGGGGAACACTTGAACGTAAATGACATTATACCCCGTAACATTCAGCAAAAGGATTTCTTCGGATGGATTTTAAGAATGTTCAATTTGTATGTAACGGAGGATAAGTTTACCGATAAAAAACTTTTGATTGAGCCTTATAAGGATTATTACAATTTGACAACGTGGACGGACTGGACTTATAAAATTGCACAGGATAAAGCATGGCAGATAAAACCAATGGGTATGTTAAACGGTAGATTCTTTGAATACAAGTTCAAAGAGGATAACGATTTTTACAACGAAGGTTACAAAAAGAAATACAATCAGTCTTACGGTGACCGTTTGGAAGATACGGGATTTCAATTCGCAAAGGACAAACAGACGATTGAAATAGGATTTTCGCCAACTGTTTTAGTTAAATATGAAGGAACCGATAAGGTAGTTCCTGCTATTTACAAAAAGTCAGGAGATACTGAGGACAGAATGGATTCAAACATTCGGATTTTATTAGCCAAAAAGATAACAGGCGTAACGGCATGGGATATTTTAGACGGGTCAAATCCGACTCCCTTAGAAAACGATTTGACCGTTTACGGATATGCAGGACATTTCGACGATCCAGCAGACCCAACTGTTGATATTAATTTCGGTGCAGCATCGGAGATTTATTTCAGTCCAAACAGTTACACTTCAAACAATCTTTTTAATGTGTATTGGAGTGGATACATTGCAGAAATAGCGGACAAAGATTCTAAGTTATTAACTTGTTACGTTTACCTGAATGAACTTGATTTGACTAATTTGGATTTTGCCAAACCCGTATTTATTGATGGAGTGTTATGGAGAATAAACAAGGTAATTGATTACGATGCAACAAATAACGAATTAACAAAAGTTGAACTTTTAAAAGTGATTAATAATGGCTAAAGAAACGGTAGGTGTAGAGGTTGACGTGCAATTTCAGAGCGTAGGTAACATGAAGAAAGAACTTCGTGCTGCCACGAATGAACTTATCCAAATGAATGAAAAGTTTGGTTCAAGTTCTAAAGAGGCAACGGAAGCCGCAAAGAGAGTAGCGAATTTAAAAGACGCAATCGGTGACGCAAAAGCGTTGGCAGATACTTTCAACCCTGATAAGAAATTCGTAGCCTTAGGCGGGGCAGTTCAGGGTGCGGTTAGTGGATTTTCAGCCTTACAGGGCGCAATGGGTTTGTTTGGAGATGAGAGCAAAGAGGTTGAAAAAATGCTTTTGAAGGTTCAATCTGCAATGGCATTGCAGCAAGGATTATCAGGTATAGCGGGTTCGATTGATTCGTTTAAACTGTTAGCGGGTACGATAAAAACACAGGTTATATCTGCCTTTACTACTTTGCGAGGTGCAATAATTGCAACGGGGGTGGGGGCGTTGGCAGTTGGTTTGGGTTTACTGATAGCAAACTTTGAAGAGGTTAAAAAGAAAGTCCTTTCAATGTTTCCCGGACTTGGTAAACTTGCTTCATTTTTTGGCGGACTTGTAACAAAGATTACTGATTTTGTAGGCATCACAAATGCAGCGGAAAGGGCATTGGATGCAATGACAAAAACAACAAAAAGAGCGAATGAAACACTTGACCAACAAATTGCAGTTTATGAAGCATTAGGCAATAAAGAAGAGGAAGTGTACAGACTCAAAAAACAAAGAGTAGAAAACGAATTAAACGTACTTAGGGAAGCGTTAAGGGTTAAGGGCAAACTTTCAGAAGAGGAACAGAAACAGTTTAGGGATTTAAAACTACAAAGTCAAATTTTAGACATTGAAGAAACTAATCGTAAAAAGAAAGTAGCTGAAGATGAAGCAAAGGAAAACAAAGCAAAGAATGATAAAATTGCAGCACAAAACAAAGAAAAGAACGATAAAATAAGACAACAAGAAAAGGAACATCGGGAACAGTTAAAGAAAGATGAAGATGCGTGGAATGAATATGTTACAAAGACATTAGAAGATGAAAACAATAAAGAAAAGGCAATAAGGGATGAAAATCAGGCCGAAGTAGATGCAGCGGACAAAAGAGCATTTGAAAGACAACAAAAAAGAATACAAGACCAATTAGACTACAATGCAGCGGTAATAAATGCAGAGGAACAACTGAATCAGGCTAAATGGGGGTTAGCCGAAGCTGGTATTAATTTGCTTTCTACACTCGCAAGTAAAAATAAAGCGTTGGCAAATGTCATGTTTGCGGTAGAGAAGGGTTTTGCTATTGCTAAGGTAATTGTAGATACTCAAAGAGAAATTGCAGGGTATGCGGCTCACCCTATATGGAGTTTAAACATTGACGGGGGTGCTTCTGTTAAGATACCTGCAATTGCAGCGGCTAAATTAAGAGCAGCCACAAGCATTGCAACAATAGCCGCTACAAGTATAGGAAGGTTTATGAACGGAGGGGGTGCAAATGTCCCCGGCGGTGCTATAAACACAAAAGCACCTATGACGCCAACGCTTTCGCCTACGGTTCAAACCAATGTTCAAAACGCTCAGGCTATTAATCAAATGTCAAGTCAAAGTACAAGGGCTTACGTGCTTAATAGCGACATTCAGAACGAACAACAAAGAAATGCGTATTTACAACGAAATGCATCAATTTAAAAATATGGAAAAGAAGTTACCAGTTTACAAGTTAGAAATATCAGAAGATATTAATTCAGAGCAAGAGGTTAACGCCGTCGCTCTTGTTGACATACCTGCAATCGGTGAGGGGTTTTTTGCTTTCAAAGCTGAATCACAAAGTTTCACAGTAGTGAATGAAGAAGAAAGAATCGTTGTAGGCCCTGCCATGATTCCGGATAAGTTAATTTACAGAAATGAGAAAGATTCAGCCGGGAATATTATAGCGGAATACAACGTGACTTTCGGGCATAAAACGATTCAGCAAATTGCTCAAAAGTTTTTTGCAAAGAACTTTCAGAATAACGGTAATGAAATGCACGATCCTAACAAACCTGTTGACATGGTTTATTTTCAATCATGGATTGCAGATGAAAGCAAAGGAGTCCCGAAAATGAAACAGTTTGAATCTTTGCCGGATGGCACTTGGTTTTTGGGGGCAAAGGTCAATTCAGATGAAGCATGGCAAAAGGTCAAAGACGGCACGTTTAGGGGTTTTTCGGTTGAGGGTATGTTTGATATGGTTCCCGTTAAAATGGGTTCAACTCCTGAGAATATTTTAGAGCAATTGAAAGAATTATTGAAAGGTATTTAGTAGTTTTGTTTGTATTGGTTTTTCCCCCTGCTGTTTTTACGGCGGGGGTTTTTATTCCAAATGTTTTTGTATCTTTGTAAAAATAAAAACTATGAATTTTTTTAAAAGAAAAAAACAGCCTAAGTCAGTTTTAATTTGTAGAATCCCAGAAGTAGAGAACAAAGAAGATGTTACAACTTCTCTTGGACGCAAGTTTGATGAATATAACGTACTATGTATTTTTAGTGCAAACTATAAGGATATAGCATTTCAACTAATGCCAGAAAGCGAACTATCTGAACAATTACTTGAACAAATAAAATCTGAAATAAACAAATAAATATTTAACCCCTGCCAAAAGCGGGGGTTTTGTTTATTCAAATCTTTTTGTATCTTTGTAAAAACGTAAAACTATGGTAACAATCAATTTCTTTTTAAGCACGTTTGAAGGTGTTGTCAATTACGACACATTAAACATTAATGTAATTACTCATAAATTAAACAGCTACGGTTTAGCCGACAAGGTTTTTTTATTGGCACTTGACGACGGGGATGACTTGGAGTTAATAGTTACAGAAAATTACGGTACTATGTGTTGTTTTATTGAAGGGTATATTCAGGAAATGATTTCAAATGATTTGGTTATTTCATTACACGAGTACGACAGTTATGAGGAAGCCTACAAAGTGGCATTAGACATGAAAGAAGAAAGTCCGCTTTGTTACGGCAAATAATAGGTTTTTGTTTGGTAAAGCCCCGTCTGATCAACGGGGTTTTTATTTTTGCAACCCTTCCTCTTTTCGTGTATTTATTTACATGAAAATATTAGCTTTAACACAACAATTTAGCGGATGCGGTTATCACAGACTAATGTTGCCAGTTTCACAGATGGCAAAAGAGAAAGCAACGATTACCGATACAATCCCGGAAAACTTTGATTACGACATTGTATTCATAAATCGACTATGGGCGAAAGATGACATTTTCAAATTAAGAGAAAAGCACGGTTTTAAATTAGTCGTGGATTTAGATGATTATTGGATTTTAGATCATCATCATTTGGACTATGAAATGTACTCCACTCACGGGGTTGATTCAATGATTGTAAAGCACATCAAAGGTGCGGACTTAGTTACTTGCACTCACGAAAGATTAGCCGAAAGAATCAAGCCGTACAATGCCAACGTGCATATCCTTCCGAATGCTATTCCATACGGGAAGATGCAATTTACAGATGTTGTAAATGAATCCGATTTGATACGGTTGTTTTGGTGTGGCGGTATTTCACATGAGCAAGACATGAAAATACTTAAACCCGTTACGGCGGATTTATTAGTTTCTGATTTTGCTGATAAAATCAAAATGGTTTTAGGGGGTTATTCAGATTCAAATATTACAGAAGAAACGATATGGAAAAGCATGGCAGCATCTTTCACGGGTGGCGGGTTGCTGAATAACATTGCTTATCGTGGTATGTCCGTTTTTGAGTATTACACTATGTACGAAAATGCAGACATTTGTTTAGTTCCGTTAAGAAAAACACAATTTAACGCTTTCAAATCAAACCTGAAAATACTTGAAGCCGCTGGGAAGAAAGTACCTGTTATTGTTTCGGATGTCGACCCCTACAAAGGCTTTCCTAAAGAAGTGGTAAACTACGGGAACTGGGAACAAAATATACGTGAATTAGTACATGATGAACAGGCACGAAAAGAGCAAGGCGAAGCGTTGTATCAATACTGTTTAAAGCATTACAACTTCGATGAAATTAACCAAAAAAGAACGGAACTTTTTAAAGGGTTAATATCTTAATTCTCAATTATTTATAAGGTTTTAGGGTTAACTTTTTAAGGAGTGGTATTTATGCACGTATGAATCCACTCGAATTATTACAAAAAGTTAAGGCTTTGGTGTTTGAAGAGCAAGCACCCGCCGAACCTCAACCGACCATTGAGCCGCTTGAGTATTCTTTACAAGACGGAACAAAAGTTTACATTGATAAGCTGGAAGTTGGTGGCATGGTTACCGTAGAACAAAGCGTACCTGCACCTGCCGGATCACACACTTTAGCCGACGGAACTGTTTTGGAAGTTGGCGAAGGTGGGGTTATTTCTGCAATTACTCCCGTAGCCGTTGCACCTGAAGATCCTGCTCAGGAAGATATGGGCAAAAAGTACGATGAAAAGTTTGCCGCTTATGATGCTAAATTTTCAGCATTAGAAACTGAGAACGAAAATTTAAAGGCTGCATTTGCAAAAGCAGACGAAGCAATTAAAGGACTTGTAGGACTTGTAGAAAGACTTGTAAAAGAGCCAACTCAGGAACCTACTGAACCCGTGAAAAGCGGTTTCCGTTTCGGAAAAGAAACAAACAAAGAAGATCAACTCAATTCAATTATTAACCTTTTTAAACAATAAAGAAAAATGGCGTATAACGTAACGGGCTTAGCCGCTTATACTAAGCAAAATGTAGATTTGTTGGTTAAGAACTCCGTGTTCGAAGCCAGAACTCAAAAAGAAATTCTTGCACTCGGTAATGTTCGTGTAGGTGTTAAATCAAGCGAAGCAATCGGAAGAATGGATACAGATGTATTCTTTCAAGACGATTCAAATTGCGGTTTTAACGCATCTGGAACTACTTCCTTTACACAACGTACTTTGACAGTAGGGAAAGTGAAAGTAAATGAAATCCTTTGCGAAAAAGACCTTGAACCATATTACACTCAACAAGCACTTAAAGCGGGTGGCCAATACGATACCTTAGCATTTGCGGCTGATTACTCAGATCAAAAATCTAAGAAAATTGCCGAAGCGTTGGAAGTAGCTTTGTGGACTGCAAACAGTACAGGAAGTGCCGGAACAAACGGTTTGCTGAATAAGTTCGACGGTATCAAAACATTGATCGCTGCGGGTGGTGGATCAGTAGTTAACGCAAACACTACAGGTTACTACGGAACCCCTGCAACTGGCATCACTTCTGCAACCATTGCTAAGAATGCTGTAAAAGCCGTTATCAAAGCGTTACCTGCTAAAATCAAAGGTAAAGACGATGTTCGCATCTTTGTTGGATGGGATGTTTTCAATTACTTGATTGATGCTTACGTGGACGCTAATCTGTATCACTTTGCACCCGATGCAAAGATTGACGATAACAGTGCGGTGTTCACAGTTCCTGGTACGCCTTACAAAGTAATCCCAGTTCACGGTTTGGACGGTCTTGATGATATTTACGCTTTCCGAATGAGTAACATCTTTTTGGGAACTGATTTGATGGACGAAGAAAACAAGTTTTGGATTCGTTGGTCAGAAGATGATGAGAACATCAAGTTTACTGCCCGTATGAAAATCGGTGTTCAGTTCGCTTTTGTTGATGAAATCGTGAAGTTCGAAGCATAATTTTTAGGGGGGTGTAAAAACCCCCTTTCACTCTTAAATTAATTTAGTATGCCTTGCGCATTAACATCAGGATATACATTAGATTGTAAGGATTCAAGCGGTGGCATCGTTGAAGTTTACTTTATTGAAAAAGGTAACCTTACAACTATTGCAACGGCTTCGGGAGTTGTTACAGGGATCACAAAAGCAAGTGGTAAGCGTTTTTGGAAATATGAATTACCAAAAGAAACTGGATCACTTGTTGAAACTATTACGGCATCCGTTCAGAATGGTACTGTATTTTACGCTTCTGAATTAAAGATTGTCGTAAATAAGTTATCCGTTGCGGTTCGCAACGAAATGAAATTACTTGCACAGAATACACTTGTTGCAGTTGCAAAAGATAATAACGGTAAGTATTGGATGATCGGTAAATCAAGAGGTGTTGACCTTACAGGCGGTACTGCCGGAACTGGGACTGCATTTGGTGACCGTTCAGGATTTGATTTAACCTTCGGAGGTTCAGAACCTGAGCCTATGTTTGAAGTAGAATCAACCGTTGCCGCTGCATTGGAGACTGCCGGATAACTTGTTGTGTTTAGTTTTTATTTTCAGCCCTGCCCGTTTTGGGCGGGGTTTTTAAATTTTAGTATTTATACACGATGCTTAAACTTATCAAAGGACAAACAAGTACAATCATTTGCACGTTGACCGAAAAGCAAACGATTCTTGATGCAAATTATTTGTTTGTGTTTAAGAATCGAAGCACGAATGATGTTGTTTCTTTTGTACTTGTGAACGGTGCTGACATATCAACCAACCGGGATCGTTGGAACGAGTTTGAAGTGGTAGTGAATGACTACTTTGAAAATGAAAATGAAGGGTGGTATTCTTACGATGTTTACGAACAGGAAAGCACAACGAATACCAATACAACGGGCTTGAATAAAATCGAAAGCGGGTTGATGTTTTTAGATGACAATACAAGCGTGAGTTATACGCAATATTCTCAAAATGTAAATTTCAAAATGTACGATGCATCCTAATATTAGTTTCATAAAATTTGCAGATGTTAAACTTCCCGAATTAGTCGAAGTACCGAATAAAGGGTACGTACTTTTTGGCGAAGATAATTTGTACCCTAATCAGTTGCTGCAAAAGTTTAACAAGAGTTCAAAGCACAATGCTATTGTATTAGGCAAAGTAAACTACATCACAGGCAACGGATTTGAGCAAACATTTGAGCCGAATAAAAAAGAAAGTTTAAATGACTTGCTTAAAAAGTGTTCGATCGATATTGAAGTATTTGGAGGTTGTTACATCGAGATTCAGTATAACAAATTAGGTGAAGTAGGGGCGGCGTATCACGTACCTTATCAAAAGGTAAGGAGTTCAAAAGACAACACTCAATACTTTGTAAAAGATTGGACAACAAGTTCACGGAGTCAGCCTGAGATCATTTCAGCATACAACCCTAATGTAAAAGACGGGAAGCAGATTATTTACTACAAAGAATACAGACCGGGTTTAGAGGTTTACACTTATCCGGGTTACATAGGTGCTTTGAATTGGATCGAAACGGATATCGAAGTTTCTAAATATCATTTGAGTACGGTTAAGAACGGTATGTTCAGTTCGAAGTTAATCAATTTCAATCAAGGCGTACCGACTCCCGAAGAGCAACAAGTAGTTGAAACGAAATTCAAAAAGAAATTTACGGGTTCTGAAAATGCGGGGGGTATAGTTATTACTTTCAATGACGATCCTGCGAAGGCTCCGACTGTTTTGGATTTGTCTAATACCGATTTAGACAAACATTTTGATTTATTAAGCAAAACAATTCAGCAAGAGATTTTCACAGGGCATCAAGTCACTTCGCCTATGCTATTCGGTAACAGGGTTGAAGGTCAGTTGGGCGGCCGTAGTGAAATGCGTGACGCTTATGAAATCTTTAAAAATACTTACATAAATGATAAGCAACGTGCGCTTGAGCAGTTGTTTACTGAATTAGCGGGGTTGTTTGGATTGAATTACGAAATGAAGATCGTGCCTGTTGAGCCTATTGGGTTTGAGTTTTCGGAAGCCACAATCAAAGATGTTGCACCGAAAGAATGGATTTTGGAGAAGTTAGGCATCGATCCTTTAAAGTACGGCGAAGCACCTGTACAGAATGGTGTACAAAATTCTGTACAAGTTAATGAGAATTTGAAGAACTTGACGGGCAGACAATGGCAGGGCGTTAATCGAATTATCAGAAATTTCGAGAACGGAAAAATAAGTCAGGAACAAGCTAAGTTACTACTCAAATCTTCATTAGGGCTTACAGATGAAGAAATAAACATCATGCTTTCGATTGATAATTCGCAAGAGTTTTCAAGTCAGGAACAAGATCAACTTTTGATTTTTGAGTTTTCTAAACACGGCGAACCCAAAGACGATTATCACGTAATTAAGGTAAAAGAGTATTTCAACTTTGCTGAAGAACCAACGCAAATGGAAACGAATGTTTTGGACTTAGTGAAGAAAGATAAGAGGATCACTCCTGAAGTCATTGCGAAGGCTTTAAAGATCAAAATCGAGGAAGCAAGTACAATCATTCAACGGCTTACGGATAACGGCTTAATCGAAGCTAAACAGATCAAACACGGTAACGATATTGTAACTGAACGAACACTTGCAAAGCCTTTAAGTGAAATTACAGAACAGAAACCCCGTACATTGGAATACAAAATTATGTATTCTTACGAAGGCCCGAAGGATTCAAAGAATAGGGATTTTTGCCGTCAGTTATTGGATTTGAATAAATTCTTTTCACGTGCAGATATTGAAACTATGAGCCGTAGATTAGGTTATTCAGTATGGGATAGGCGGGGCGGTTGGTGGACTAAGCCAAACGGAACACACTCCCCTTCATGCCGTCACAAATGGGTTCAAAATTTCGTAATTCGCAAAAAGTAAAACATGAAAGATACTTTATTTATAAGTCCGAATAATATCTACGATCGTACTCAGATTCATTCGAACATTGATTCAAAAATGATCGTTCCTGAAATTAAAGTGTGTCAGGATATGTACATTTTGCCATTGTTGGGAAGTGCGCTTTATGAGAGGTTACAAACGGGAATTGAAGATAATAATTTGACGGCAGATGAAGAAACACTTTTGAAGTCTTATGTTCGTGATTGTTTAGTATATTATGTGGTAAGTGAATTGACCGATACTTTAACGCATCAATATTGGAACAAAGGCGTATTAAAGAAAACCAACGAAGGAAGCGAAACCCCTTCAATGAGCGAACTGATTGACTTGAAAAACAAGTATAAAAACCGTGCTGAATATTACGGGCAAAGACTTGTTAAGTATTTAGTTGAGGAAAGTAATAACGCTAAGTTTCCGCTTTATATCAATCCGGGAAACAGAGCAGATACAATAGTTCCAAAAAGAAATGCATACAATACCGGCATCTATTTAGGTATGCCGTATGATGACTTTAAAAACTGTGAAGATTGTCCAAAACCTCCAAATAATGTATAGTCACGAAATTCAGAAAAAATTAAAAAAGTACTTTGCAAAGCATGACCCGAAATCAAATAGCGAAAAGCCTAAAAACAATAGCCCAAAACCACAGGCAGGTAAGGACATCAAGGGTGGTAAACGCTGATTATTTCCTTCATAATGAATTGAAAGATGTTCAGTACCCTGCGGTTTGGTTTACGATGGGAAGCAGTCAAACGGCTGGTAAAATCAAAACACATTCGGTACTCGTAACGATTGGAGATATTGTTTTGCACACTACTGAATTAGAGGTTCAATCAGACATGGAGCAAATAGGTAACGATTTGTTAGGGCAAATTGGATGGGAAAAGCAACCGTGGAGATTCACACGGAATACGACTTTTGAATTTTTTGAAGATAAGTTTGAGGACATAATTGCAGGGGTTACTTTTACTATTGATCTGGAAGTGCCTTTTGTGTATGATGCTTGTGACTTGCCTTCAAATTATGAGTTACCAGATAACAACGGAATTTATGTAAACACTAACAGAATGAGCAAAATAATTGACTTCATTGTCGGCACGGGTGCTGCAATGGAGAATGGAGAAACCGAATATCAAAATAACGGCTTAGTTGTGCCGCCGTTGGTATTTATTGACGGTTTGATATTAACGTACCAAGTACGTTCAGATAGGCGTTATATTTCACACAATGCAACAACGAAAACAATCACAATTAACGGAGGCGTAAATGAAGGGGAAAATGTTCAAATATATTTGTAGTGTTTTACTTTTGTTTGTTGTTTTATCGGGCAACTCTCAAACGATTAACGGGCGTTTATACACACAATTTAACAACTATTACAAGTGGCGCGGTGGTGCTTTTGATTCTGTTTTGCTGCTTCCTAACCTAACGGGAACGGCGGGGCTTCGTGGTGGGGCTTTGCGTTACAACGGATCAGACAGTTCTTTGTATGTTTACACGGGGACGCAATGGAGGAAAATAGATGGAAGCGGCGGTTCAACACCTACTTTGCAACAAGTAACAACGCAAGGAAACACAACAACCAACGACATATTTTTAACGGGTATTTCATTGTTTAAGTCAGCGGCAGGACCGGGTAATTCAATTGGAAATATCGTTGTAAAATCGACTTATAACGGGGATTCAATAAAGATTAACAACAGGCACTTATATTGGAATATAACGGGTTCAAATTTTACAACGGGCATTAGTACAAATGCACCTTCTCAGAATAATAATATTTTATATCCCGACAGTTCAGGAACTTTACCTTTGCGGGTTAAGTTAAACAATACTACTTATGCACCCGCAAGTAATGGAACGGTTGATTTAGGAACGATTAATTCAGATACTGCAACCGTTGTAAAAGCGTATGTAACAAATGCTGAATCGGTTACCATTACAAAAGGGCAGGTTGTTTATATTTTCGGCGCAAGTGGGGATAGAGCAAGTGTAAAATTAGCAAAGAACACATCTGATACTTTCAGTTCAAAGACATTGGGAATTGTACGTGAAGATATCGCAGCAGGTCAAGCGGGATGGATAACCACGCAAGGGCAGGTTAGCGGAATAAACTTAGGTGCATATACTCCCGGTGATATTTTATGGCTTGATAGTATTCCGGGCGGGTTTACAACTACAAAGCCACAAGCCCCGTACCATGCAGTATTTTTGGGCGTTGTGGAAAGGGCAAACGTAGGTAACGGATTGATTTACGTAAAGCCACAAAACGGAGTGGAATTAGACGAACTGCATGACGTAAGAATCACAAGTTTAGCGAATAACGAAATTATACGATACAATTCAGCATTAGGATATTGGGAAAATAAAAGCATTGTGACTACATTAGGTTACACCCCTTTGAATGTTACGGATACAACGGCAATGCTTAGCCCTTACTTGCGCAAAGTAGACACGTTATCGTTAAGCAATCGAATTGATGCAATGCAAAAGGGCGTTCAATGGCAGGGAGTTGATAGTTCATTTGCTTACTTGCAATCGAGTACTGGCAATCATGAATTAGAAAATTTCAATACAGTTTATACGACAAGCCAAACATCAAGCGCTATCCCTATGTTTGGCACAAAGTATTCATTTAATGCAAATAGCGGAAATTACATTGGATTTTGGGATAACGGGGTGAACGGGATAAGATTAGGTACATTGACAAGTACAACGGCAACGCCTTTAGTTTTTTATGGGCATAGTTCATTTGTTGCTAATTTTGCACAGTTATCTTCGGATTATTTAATACTTACGGCTCGTGTAAGAGTTCCCGACTTATCTGATGGTACAAATACTTATCATTTGCGTATTGGATTCGTAGTTACAACAGCCTCACCGTTAACAGGGGGGTGCGTTTTCACTTACGATTTGGCGGGAACGCAAACAGGGTCGAGTGCATCTGCTAATTGGCAGACATTAACGGCATCGGCAAATAATAGAACATACAACCAAAATTATACAGGCGTATCTGTATCTGCAAACACATGGACTACTTTACAAATAATTGCATCGAGTTCAAATGTGTTTTTTTTGGTTAACGGAAGTTTAGTTGCAACTCATACAACAAATTTACCGACTTCAGGTTTTTTATTACCTTATTTCGATCTCAGGAAAACGGCAGGTTCTACGGCACGGACTTTCGAGGTTGATTACATAACTACCGACATTAAATATTCCACTCCACGATGACAAAATATAAATTAACAAACGGGCAAACTTCAATCGACTTCCCTTCAATGGAAGCGGTGGCGCAATTCAAATCAGCCAATCCCGATTGGGCAAATATTGAAGCGGTTGTATATACGGAAGAACCCGAACCCGTTGCGCCCGTTGTCCCCGAACAAGTAACGTTATGGCAAATTAGAACCGTCTTAGATGTTATGGGTTTGGAATCAACCGTAACGGCGGTTATACAAGGTATGCCTGACGGTCCCGAAAAAAAAGCGGCGTGGAAAGCTTGGGAGTATGCGAATAATATCAGGAGGTTTTCGCCAACGGTTGAAGGGTTAAAGGCAATTCTGCAATTAACAGATGAACAACTTGACCAAATATTTATTCAAGCGGATCAAATCGATGCTTAATGAAATTTTATTTACTTGTTGTTTTGGCTTGTGTGTTATTCATCATCTTCGCTCCGATCGGTTGGTTTGTAGCGTTGTTTTTTAAAGGTAGAAAAGATTATTTTTGGAGGGTTGCATTGTCGATCGACCAAACGGGAAACGTAATTTGTGGTAAGTTATTTGACCTTACGTTACGGAAGCCCAACGGGTATAGTTTTGGAGAGGTTGACCGTACAATCAGTTACGCATTAGGGCGTAATAAGTTGATGAACACGCTAACGGATACAGGCAAAGCATTGGATTGGTTATTGGATTTAATAGACAAAGAACATACTTTAAACGCAGTAAAATCGGGTGAATAAAATGGAACTTACGACAGAGCAAATACAAAGCATTTGGGCGGTTGCCGACAAAATGGAGAAAGCCTCTATTAAGGTTGATAAACTTTATAGTGTAATTGTAGGCGATAAGGAATTACAGCAAGAGGGCATTTTAACCAGATTAGAGCAAGTTGAAAATAAATTGGAAGAAATGGATAAGTTGATAATTAAAACGAAAGGATACGTTGCAGGAAGTCTTTTCGTGGGGTCTATTGCCGGGTCAATCATTACTATTTTAATCAAAACAATTTTCAAAATATGAACGAACTTTATTTTTTAGGACTTGCAGGGGTTGCAATTCACTACCTTAAAGACTGGGTTATTCACACAGATAAGGGCGTAAAATACGGATGGCAGAAAGCCGTACCGATGGCGTTACTATCTACGGTTACGACAATGGTTTTAGTGTATCTGAAAGACGACATTTCGGACTTATACGTTATAACCCCGTTTGGAGCATTGGTTTTGGGTTACATCGGGAATTCTGTATTCTTTTCATTTGTTGATGCTAAAAAGCCTAAATAAAAATATCTTGAAAAAAGTTTGCAGGTTTCACAATAGGTTGTATATTTGTTTAACAAAACAAAAAAACAATGACAAATTTACAAACAACAATCGAAAAGAAACTTGGTAAATCAGTTCAATTTTTTAAGTCAAGTGATGGCGTTAATTTACTTTATACTGCTAAAATTGACGGCTTAACAGTGGCAAATGTTTACAAATCATTTGACAAAAATTTTAACCAGATACAAATAATAAGATATGTTGGCCAAAACTAAAGGCGGCAAAAGAAAAGGGGCGGGCCGCAAACCTGCCCCTTACCAAACCCAAACTATTGCATTTCGGGTACGCTCTGAATGGGTTGATGAAATAAAAACGATGGTTAAAAATAAATTAATTCAATTAAAGAATAACAATGGCACAAGTAACGGATAAAGAACTTCATTTTTTTGCGGGGGTGGCGGTATCCTTTGCGGCTGCAATTTTGCTAAATATCGTGGATGTTTATTTGAATATCCCTTTGATTCCTTTATGGGTGTTTATAGTAACGGCGGCGGCGGCTTCGTATCGTGAAATGCAAGGGGTGAAATGGGATTGGAAAGATTGGATACATACCCTTGCAGGTGGGCTTGTTGGTTTTTTGGTAAGTTTTGTTTAAATTTACAGATATGAATAAACTTATTTTTCGCATTTCGCTTATTGCGGCATATTTCGCTATAATTTTGTCACTAATCAGTTGCCAGACGGAGCGCAAGGCTGCAAAGTTTTATGCTAAAAACCCAACGGCATTAGCGAAAATATGTGATGAAAAGTTCCCGGTTCTACTTTCAACCGATACGGTTATTGCAGTAGATTCTAATTTGATTGCACAATACGAAAGGGAGTTTTCAAATCTTTATTATTTGATTGATTCGCTCATTTCAAACGATTCAATTAAGACGGTAATTCAAACGCAAATTAAGACGGTAAAAGAGCCTGTTTATAAGA